TAAATACTCGTCCAGTAAATCCTTCGATGTATTCCTGAACTGCTAATATATAATCAGTCAAAGAATAGTCTAAGGCACCCTGCTTTAGAAAATCTTCAACTTTCTCTTGTGTTGTATATTCTTTGTCGTTCATTTTTGTTGATTATATTTTTATCTTCTGATCTCATCATTCCGTCCTTAACTTCTATAACTAATTCAAGGTCCTCATCGGTCTGTTTCTCATTGAAGTAAAACTTCATTCCATTCTTCTTGCTTATATAAATATATTTATACATGGTATTAAGTTCTTATTTGGAGAGGCCATTTCTGACCTCCCCTGATAAACCCTTAAACTTAGACAGAAGCAACACCTGTAGAAAGAACAGTAACAGGTATTTTGAAACTGGTAATTGACTGCATGTATCCAACTCTTTCAACAAACCTAACAGCTTGTCTGTCGCTTGTGATTAAGTTTATATCAGCTCCGTTGGCTACATTTCTTACAACTCCGGCATCAAACCTCTCAACTCTCAATCCACCCTTCTGACCAAAGATACAACCTTTTCTCAAATCACCAAAGATGATGAAAGGAGTGTCGTCTGATGTTTCAGAAGCAGTAGGCATAACTTCTACTAATTCAACAGGATATCCCCAAATAGTCATAGGACCACTTTCGCTAGGTCTTTGGAAAATGTATTCATTCTCGGTAGTAGTCTTAATCTTTCTGATAATGCTCATGATAGTTCTGTTCATGTAGAACTTGGCATTACCTAAAGCTCCAGTTGGAGTTTCGTCAATCATATCCAATAGGTCATCGGCAGACAAACTTCCAAATGTAGTTCCGGTCATTGTAACTGGATTAACATCTGTGCTGTTTAATAAACCTGTGAAACTACCGTATGTTGCTGTTCCGTCCCCTTTAAAGAAAGCTAAATCTTCTTTGTAGGCTAAACCTTCGGCAACTCTTTCTGAAGCAAATCTGAACAAATCAATTTCAGTATCTTCAAGCAATTCGTTTGTGAAAGTGATAATTGCGTAAAGTTTCTTTAGATCCAATTCGTTCTGTCCTGATACCCATTGAGTAGAAAGCATTGAGCTTGCTTCATCAACCCATGCTACTGTCAAATCTGTTACTAACTCATTGGCTTTGTAGTGGCCCTTTGACAATGTTAGCAATTCAAAGTTTCTTCTTGCTACACCATACAAAGTTTGTAGGTATCTGATTTCAGCATCTAACTCTGTATCAATTGTATATCCTGCGTAAGGAGAACTTAACTCGTCAGTTGTCATTTCTTTTGTCATCAATGACTTCATTGCTTCCATGTCGCCTGACATAACTGCCTTGATACCTTTCTTAAATCTGTCGTTCATTGATTTTCTGTCTTTCTTTGCTTCGGCAGAATAGATACCTGCATTAGACTTTAATGCTTTACCCTGTTCTTCACAGAACTCTTTGAACTTCTTTCCCATTTCTTCCTTGATACCTTCAATGGCTTGCTCGGCAATACCCTTTGAAGTTTCTAGTATCATTTTTTGAGTAGCTTCAACAAGAGATTTTTCCTGTTCGCTTAACTCCTTTGTTTCAACTTCCATGTGCGTTTTATAATTTATTTTTAATCTTAACTGTTTCTCTGACTGCTTTATTTAACAATCTAGCAACATCGGCTCGGACTCCTTCTCGAAGTGTTTCGGCCTTTAATTTCTCGCCAGTTGCTTGAACTAACTTTAACATCTTATCTACATTCTCTTTTACTTCTTCCTCAAGTTTTTCTTCTTCCTCTCTTTTCTTTTTTTCTTCTTCTTCCTTGATAGCATTTTCAGCATCAATTCTTGCCTGTTCTTTCTGTTCTTCGGTTTCCTCCGGCTCTTTTTCTTCTTCCTCATTTTCTTCTGCTTCCGGAGCTTCCTCCTCTGTTTCCTCTACTTCTTCCTCTTTCTTGGCCTCTAATCCTTCGTCTGCGCCTTCTTCTTCCTCCTCATCGTCCAAATCCTCGTCTATTTCGTCATCGTCCTCCAAACCCTTCATAATGTCCTTAAAAAGAGGCTTAATGTTGATACCTGCACTCTTGGCAAGAGCATAAGCATTGGCCGGAACGGAAACTGCTGAAACTTCCAATAATTCTGATTTTAATATCTCGCCTTTATCTGAAAACTCCTTTGGAATAAAACCTACTGAAAAGGCACTTAAAAAATTACCCTTATAAAGATCGAACACTATTTTAGCAACTGGATTTTCCTCTACTGCGAACTTAATCGTTCCTTCAAGTTGTCCGTTCTTAACTCCAATCTTAATAGCTTTACCAATAACATCAGTAGCGCTCCAATAATTATGACTGTTAAGTATGACAGGATTCTTCTTGAATTGTTTTAGATCCCATGCTTGCCTAACAATATCTCCATGTCTATCTTCGTCCTCTGTTGAGAAAACGGCCTCAATGGTATATTCATCTTCATTAACACTTTTTACTGTAACTCCGAACTGCTTGTAAAGTTTTTCTTTCATGTTTTTTTATTTATTATTCTTCGTCCATTGCCGGTCCGATTAGACAGCGACAGTTTGGCTCTTGTGGATATGATAATCCATTACTAAAGTTTTCATTTAATCCGACTATTTCTCCATTAAGCATGGCATGCTCCTCGCGTGTTCTGTCGTCCATAACTGCAATCCATTCTTTTCCGGTGGCCACTCCTGACTGTCTATATCCTTCAAGTAATCCTTCATTGTTAGCTGTTGTTGATTCGGTCCTTGCAATAAGCTCGGCGCGATATGTTTTGTATTCTGTGAATACTCCTTGAACTCTTTCTGTTAATTGAACGATTGTTTCGTTCGCTTCCATTCCGGCTGATAAAGTATTCTCTAATCTTTCAAAGGTAGTATTTGTTGTTGTCTTTGCGTAAAACTTTGCTTTACTCTCCATTACCTTTTTCATTGTTTCAGTCATTGTTAATGGCTTACTAATTCCTAAAAGGTCTAAAGCTCCGTTTCCGGCATCTGAAATAAGTTCCTCTAAATAAGGAGTAATGAACTTTACTGCTAAAGAAACTTCCTCATCATATATTCCGTCCAACTCAACCTTGACTCCTTTCTTCATTGACTTGCCTAAACTTAAAACTTTGAATATCCTTTTCTCTTGTTTGTTGGCGAAGTCAATTACTCCGGCCTCTAATTGTTTTGATCGTTGGTCAATATATTTTAATTGAGTTTCTGTGTAATCGTTTCTTACTTCTTCTTTGATGATTGGCTTAAATGATTTTGCAATAAATAGCTTTGTTTCGGCCGGCGCGTTATAATCAGATCCCATTGGCATTAAACTAAATGGAACTAAAATTACATCTCCTCCCTTAATATCGTCTAATCCAAGCAATCTCCTTTTCTCGTTTGTTGTCATACAATAAGAATTGCTTCCGGCCTCAAGCATAAGTTTTGTTTCTGCCTTATCCTCCGGAACTATTTCTTCAAAAGATAAATTATACTTGTCTGGAATTATGGTCCAGTTAAAGGCCTCAACTATTTCCTTGACTTCTGGTGTGATTGTTTCCTGTAAGAAAATCCTGTAACTTGCTTGAGCATTATCGTATTTAATTTCGTCAAAGTTTCCTAAAATAGATTTAGGAACTCCGGTCATAATGCAAATGTCATTAAGGTTACAATTCTTGCTTGAAAGGTATCCAAGCTCCTCCGGACTTAAACCGGTCTGTTGATAATCAACATTTCCTCCCAAGAACATTGGTATCCCTGACTTCTTTGCGCCGGCATACTGTTCTTTGTATCTATCCTTTTGTGTTTCTACTTCTTCCTGTGTTAATGTTTGGTCCTTAAACTTTAATATACCTTTTACACTTCCTCCGTTCTTCAAAACATTAGCCTGATAATCGTCTAACTGAATACCAGTTGAGATGACTCTCCTTCCGGCCTCAATCAATGTTTCGCTTCCAAGTGGATTAGCAGGATCTATTCTTACAATTCTAACTATCTGTGTTGCTTCGTAAACTTTAACTCCTTCTGTCTTTGTTTGATATTTGTATTGTGTAATCTGATTTGTTTCCTTGTCAAAAACTTCTGTGATAGCTCTAGGATCTAGCAAGTGCATCTCTGTTATCTTACTTGTTTTCTTTCCGGTGTCATTTCCAAATAATTCCGGAGCAGTCCCTTCATAAATACAATAAACATAGGCCTTGCCTATTAAATCTTTATTTTTCTGTAATGTTGAAAAGAATTGCTTACCACTCATTAGCTTGTTAGGCCTGTTGAATAATTTGTAAATCCATTCTACTTCTCCGGCATCTGGAACTAATGTGCCTTTTAGATCTTTAACTACGAACTTTGTTTCTCCTACCTTCTCTGATCTCTTGTTGATAGCCTTGTTAAGGTAAAGAGATAATTTATATAATTCGTAACCACCTCGCTTCTCGTATTCTACATAATCAAAATCACTTGTGTTGAATAATCCATACCAAGTTTTTTGTTTGAGCTTGTTAGAAAAGTTTGATATTAGTTTTTGAATTGAGTTTTGTTTGTCCATTTTATTAAAAAACAAGGATAACCAATTAAGCCCTTTCGGACTGGCTATCCTTGTGCCTCAAGAATAAATGTCGTTTATATTTCCTTTTCTAAATTATACCTATAAGAAAAATAACTGTCAAGTGTGGACTAATCTACTTCGCGAATGTTAAAGTTATCTAACTCTTTTACACTCTTAAAAGCAACAATCTTTCCTCCCTTAATTACTGCTGTTAATTGTAATTGTCCAAAGTCAAGCTGTTTGGCCTTTTCCTTGAGATAGCTAAACCATTTTCTTTCATCTTTGTTTTCTATCTCGTGATCCTTTCTAATTATTTCTGCCATGTGATTTGTTTTGATGATTATTATTGCCGACCTATATTATTCCTGCAAAAGGTTTATCATAAAAGGTAAGCATTAAGGCCTCTGCATAATCAGGCGACTTATTGCTCCTTGCTACTAAATCTGACTTTGGCTCAATCTTAACTAACTTCTCTGATGTTACAGAATACCTAATCCAAAGTATCTGTATCCAATTATCATTCTTATCAAATCTAACATCTTCTCCTCTAACCCATGCTCCCATATCCCAATAAAGTTCTGCTTTCAAATTGGCGAATGTATCTTTATGAATAGCGCTAGATCCCACATTGACTGAATTGACTGGCAATCCTTTTTCTCTAAATCTGTCTGCTACTCCTCTACCAATTCCAATATCATCAATACTAATATCTCGCCATTCTATTCCCCATTCCTTTTGCAATCTTTCAATCTCGGAAACATTGACCATTGTGTTATCACTCTGATTCTTTCCGGCCACTATTGCGAAAGGCCCAAACCTTAAAACATAAACATTGTAATCTCCTCCACCTCCAATATCGCAACCTAACTTGATTCTATTCTTTAGCATTCTTCCGGCTTCTCGTTCTTTCGTGATAAATACTTTTAGCGCCTCCGGTGTAATTCCATATCTTAAATACTTTGAATAAACTAATTGTCTATATCCGTCCTTTCCTATCTCATCTTCGGAAGGAAACTCGCATTCGTAAAGAACTCCAAAGAAAGGTTTACCTCGCGCTTCCTCAATATCTTCTTGCCTCATTCTTCCTTCCTTAATCGCTATGTTGCAATCAATAAAAATATGATGATACTTTTCGCTTTTCCAACTCTCTAAAAAATGAGAATAAGGATAAGTGCTGAACCAAGGATTACCAATCTTGCAATAAAATCGCTCTTTAGTTTTACCGACAATCATTCTGAAAATAGTAGCTTCTGTCTGATCTTGAATAAGACAGGCCTCATCTTCAATAACAATCTCGGCTCCTAAACCCATTGCCGAAGCAAAACTCTTTTTAAAGTTCTTCTGCTGTGCTGAAACAACAAAGATACCTCCTCCATTCCTTAATGTTATTCTTTCCTTACTTCCTTCTAATCTTAATCGCTCTAACCTTGTTTCTTTCTCTAACTGTCTTTCAAATCTATAATCATCTCCAAGGTGTTCAACGAAGTAACGCATAATAATCTTCGCTTTATCTCCACTCGGCGCTACAATGGCCACTTTTCGGCCTTCAGTAGCACTTAAAATGATACAAGCGAGCGCGACTGTTAAACTCTTTCCGTATTGTGTTGGACAAATTATCTGAACTCTTTTGTAATGCCTAAAAATGATAGAGCCGAATATGTGCATCTGTCCTTCTGCCATTATATCTCCAAACCTTTCATCATCAACGACAAAATGATTAGCTAACTGTTTTATCACTATCCGTTCGTATTCCGTCAGTTCCGGTAGTGGTGGCTTCAACATCTGCTCCTTTTCTATTTTGAACTCCGTTATCGGCATCTTTATCTATTTTTATTTTTCTAACTTCGTCTAATAATTCGTTTAACTTTTTATCCTTCTCGTCAAACATCTTATCAATTCCCAAGTTTCCCCAGTCCTTCTTAAAAAGACCTGCGCTGAACTTTGATTCTAATATCATGTTTCTTAACTTTCCGATTAGATCCATGGCCCTTGTCTTTGAAGCTAAACTGATAACTTGCTTCTCAACATAATACATCTGCTTTCCGTCCTTATCTAATTTAGGCTGTCCGGTTTCTTTATCGTATAGTTCCATTCTTATTTCTCTGCTGTTTCTCGTTACAATATCCCATGCTTCTAAACATAAAGCATCAATCTCTTGTTGGAACTTTCCTATCTCCTCCATAATCACTTCTTTAGAAACAGACTCTCTTACTTCTCTTAAAATATCCTCTCGCATAAAATAAGCAGTGTTTCTGTCAATGTTCAAAATAGAAGCTAATTCGTAATTGCTTATTCTCGGCTTTCTTACAAGGATTGCTCTTACCTTGTCTTTCATCGCTTCTTTTGTTTCTTTACTCCACTTTGACATATTCGCTGTTTATTCTTTATTATTATTTATCATTATAGGCCTTTTTCCAATTAACCTTCACTTCTGC